AGCAGCAGAGCAAGAAAGAGTTGAGACTGGAAAAAAAATTGCGTCCAGAGCAGCGGCTAGGCGTCGGGGTGGTCGAAAAGGTTTGATGGCTGAAGGTGTAACGGTAGGCACTCCGGGTCGTGAAACTCAACAGCTTCAAAGTACGTTAGGTCGTAACCCACGGTCAGGCTAATGAAAAAATATATTCGCAATCCAAAACACACGGAGATCCACGATGTACGGAGCAAAAAAAGGCAAGAAGCCATTGAGCAGCAAAATGAACAGCAAGACGAACAGTCTGAGAAAAAAGATGGCGACTAAGTACGGAAAGAAAAATGACAAGAAGTCCTGAGAAAACAGGAACGTCGGGACGTAGGGTTTCATTCGCGGCTCGGTTTGCCGGGATGCGCGGGGCTATGAAAGACGATAAAGGCCGTCCCACAAAGAAAGCTTTAGCTTTAAAAGCTTGGGGCTTTAGCAGTGAACAAGCTGCTAGAAATTTTGCACAGAGGCATAAACAAAGCTAATGGTATTAGATGTTAAGCAAATAAAGAAACGCTACAAAACAGCGGAAACGCATAAGGATCAATGGCGGTCTATATACGAAGAAGCTTACGAGTACGCTTTGCCTATGCGTAATCTGTACGACGGTTACTACGAGGGAAATGTTCCCGGTCAAAATAAAATGAAAAGGGTGTTTGACAGTACGGCAATACACTCGACGGCCCGGTTTGCTAATCGTATACAATCCTCCCTTTTTCCACCACAACGTCCGTGGTGTCGGTTGCAGCCGGGTCAAGAAATACCTGAAGAAAACAAAATACAAGCTCAACAAGCATTAGATTTTTATACGCAAAAGATGTTTGGTGTTATGGCTCAATCGGGTTTTGACCTAGCTATGGGTGAGTTTTTGCTAGACCTTGCGGTTGGCACAGCGGTTATGCTGATACAGCCCGGAGATGAAATTACCCCTATTCGTTATACGGCTGTACCGTCATATCATGTTTGCTTCGAAGAAGGGCCAAACGGTACTGTAGATACGGTTTATCGTAAAATAAAACGGCCTTTTAATGTTATTACACGGGAATGGCCTGACGCAAATATTCCTGAACACATTGTAAAGAAATACGAGGATGATCCAACAAAACCGTTGGAAATGATTGAGGCAACCTACACGATAGATAATCAAATATACTATTGTTTGGTTACAGCAGAGGAAGACTTTAAGCTTGTACATCGTGACCTCAAGTCTTTTCCTTGGGTTATCTCTCGATATATGAAAGCTAGTAACGAACGGTATGGTCGTGGCCCGGTGCTTTACGCCCTGCCCGACATTAAGACATTAAACAAGGTTGTTGAATTAACACTCAAAAATGCAAGTATAAGTATTGGTGGCGTCTTTACCGCTGTAGATGATGGTGTTCTAAATCCCCAGACCATTTCAATCGTACCCGGTGCAGTCATAGGCGTTTCCTCTAATGGCGGTCCCCGTGGTCCTTCCTTGCAACCCCTTCCTCGTAGCGGGGACGCCAACCTTACGCAAATCGTTAGCAATGATTTACGAGTAAACATTAAGAAAACACTGCTCGATGAAAGCTTGCCGCCTGATAATATGTCGGCTAGGTCGGCTACAGAGATCGTCGAAAGGATGAAGGAACTCTCTCAAAATTTAGGTAGTGCCTTTGGTCGATTGATAAGTGAGACAATGTTTCCAATCGTTCGTCGTAGCTTAGAGCTTATGGACGAGATGGGCATGATAGAACTACCGCTAAAGGTAAACGGGCTACAAGTAAGTGTTGTACCTCAGTCGCCGCTCGCTATGGCAAATAATGCCGACAAGCTTGGTGAGGTTATGCAGTTCATGCAAGTCGCGCAGATGATGGGGCCGCAAGGTCAGACATTACTGAAGATGGATAAGGTGGGCGATTACATAGCTGACCAGTTAGGTATCCCCGCTGATCTAAGAACGACGCCGCAAGAGCGTCAGCAAATGCAAGAAGAGATGATGCAAATGGCACAGATGGCGGCACAGCAACAAGGGGTGTTGCCACCTGAAGGGGAGCAAATGCAATGAGCCAAGCACAGCGTATTCAAAGCATTAACGCTCCCGGTTGGGATGGCGTAGACGCTACAGTAACGCATTTAGAAATGCCGAGTAATTCACAACGGGATTTAGATATTTTGTTTAAGAGATGTTTTGACTCTGAAGCTGGTAAAAAAGTTTTAGAGCATCTTGAGACAATAACGATAGATCAACCAGCGTGGGTTCCGGGTGCAGACCCTTCTTTTGGTTACGCCAGAGAAGGACAAAACTCAATCGTTAGAGAAATACAGCAAAGGATGAAACGAGCAAATGAGCCAAAGTGATAACCAAGAAGCCGAAGGGACAACTGAAGAAGTCGCAGCCCCTGACGGTTTAATGGCCGCAACAGCTTTAGAAGAAGAACAAGCGGTAGAAGAAGGTGAAACCATAGACCACCGGGCAGATGCGGAGCCTACGGACGAGCCTGAAGAACCTGAAATTTACGATAGACCAGATTGGTTTCCTGAAAAGTTCTGGGACGAAAAAGAAGGACCGGACTTAGAAAAATTTACTAAAAGTTATAACGAGCTTCAGAAGCAATTTAGTCAAGGCAAACATAAGCCCCCTAGCGAGTACAACACTGAAGTTTTAACGGAAGCTGGCTACGAGGCTAATGACCCGGTGGTGTCTACTTATTTAGATTGGGCGCAAAAGTACGGGGTCAATCAAGCGGCTTTTGATGAGCTTGCGTCTAGTATCACGGGCATGGCGAGTGAAGAAGCTAATCAAATCCAAATGGATGTAGCTAAAGAACGTGAGGCATTAGGACCAAACGCAGATGCTATACTTAAATCAAATATTAATTGGGCTGACGGCTTGGAGAGAAAAGGCATTATATCTGATGCTGAACGGCAAGAATTAAACTATTGGGGCGGCACTGCGGTAGGGCAACGTCTTATGCAAAAAGTACGCTCCTTAACGGGAGATATGTCAAAAATCCCTATCGCAGAAGTTACTGAGGCGGGTGTAAGCGAAGAAGATTTTAAGGCTGCTATGCGGTCTAAAATGGCTGATTCCCGATATGGTTCTGACGCAAAATTTACTAGAGATGTTGAGTTGGAATACCAAAGGAGATACGGCTAGCCTGTAGTCGTAGTACAGGAGTTTTTTCTGCTCTCTCCTGACACTAGCCCCCGCTTCCGTTTTCCCGGCGGGGGCTTTTGTGTGTGCAAATACTACACCTAGCATCTAATATGTTTACAAGCTACAGCTTGTAGTATATCCTATCGGTGACAGATAACCTTATGGCCTGTCTGGTTTAGAGAAATCTAACGGGCGTGGACGTATCCACGAAGCCAGAGGCCGGAACTCCCGACAACCTATCAAGGCGACAAATTTAACTGGTTCAATATAGGAGCTATAAATTATGTCTACGAACCTAAGTCCAGCGTTCGTCCAGCTATTTGAAGCGGAAGTTCACCAAGCCTATCAAGGCGCGGCGACCCTTCGTGGAGTAGGACGCACACGCACAGGTGTTACGGGAGACACCGTAAAATTCCCGAAAGTTGGCAAAGGGACTGCATCAGTTCGCGTTCCGCAAAATTTGGTAACACCAATTAATGCAGCCTTCTCGCAGATTTCCGTTTCAATGCAAGACTTTGTGGCTAGCGAATATTCGGATATCTTTAATCAGCAAAAAGTTAACTTCGATGAGCGACAAGAATTAGCGCAAGTCGTGGGTAATGCTATTGGACGTCGTGAAGACCAAATTATCATTGATGCGCTTAACGCTGCTTCAGCGGGTTCTTCAGTTGCTAAGACTGTTGTTACCTCTGGTTCTGCCGCCGCATCAAACTTAAACGTTGGCAAACTTCTAGCGGCGAAAAAAGCTTTGGATGCGAAAAACGTTCCGGCAACTGACCGTCACATAGTTATTCATGCAAATAATTTGTCTGGATTACTTGGTGATGAACGAGCAATTTCAAGTGATTTTCAGACTATAAATGCTTTAGTAAATGGCTCAGTCGGATCTATGCTAGGTTTTACCTTCCATATTATTGGTGACCGTGACGAAGGGGGGCTACCGTTAGCAGCTGCTGACAGAACTTGTTTTGCTTTCCATCGTTCAGCACTAGGTGTTGGTATTGGTATCGCGCCTAAAACTGAAATCAATTACATCCCAGAACGAACGTCTTTCCTCGTAACTGCAATGCTCTCTATGGGAGCTGGTGCGGTCGATCCTGACGGTATCGTTGATGTGATATGTGAAGAGTAAGGAGAGATATCATGGCATTTGCAAGCACAGGTATGTCCTCACTAGGTGGTCAGGCAATGAAGGGTACAGTCCCGGCATTGTATTGTTACACCACAACGGACGCACATACAGTCGTGGATGGCTCTGGCTATTTTAACGACCTGTCAGACACACTAGCAGTTGGGGACATGATTATTGTTCACGGTGCTACGGGTGGAACAAGAACGATTACAATGCACGTTGTCGTCAGTAATGCTTCAGGCGTTGTTGATATGTCAGACGGCACAGTGATCGCTGTTGTAACTGACTCAGACTAATATGGTTGGGGGCGGTTACGCCCCCTTCCCTAACTCAAGGAGAGACTTATGGCGTCAGGCGATACAGACGTAAGCATTTGTAACAAAGCCCTTGTGTTTCTCGGGTCAAATAAAATCACAAGTTTTTCAGATGCGTCGGCTGCGGCTGACGCTTGTAATATTTTGTACAAGGAAGTTAAAGCATCAACGCTTGCTATGTACAGTTGGACGTTCTCCCTTGGTAAGGCAACACTGGCACGAGAAACAACTGCGCCCGTGAGCGAGTGGACATATCAGTTTGCCTTACCTAATGATATGCTATCGGGTGTACCCCGGGCGGTTAGAGCCAGCACTACAGCGGGTTCACCTCTTATTAAGAACTGGGAAATAGGTCAGTCATCCGTAGGCGGCACTGTTTTGTTTTCTGATGAAGAAACAATTACAATAGATTATCAAAAAGATGTTAACGAAGGTGCGTTGCCGACTTACTTTGTAACACTCTTAGCGTATCAGTTAGCATGGCATTTAGCAGAAACAATGACGGACCAAACAACTAAAGTGGAGTTGTGGCGTAGTATTGCGCTCGGCACACCGGGCGAAGGTATGCGCGGCGGTTATTTTAGACAGGCCGTAAGCATTGATAGTGCGGGTCAGACGCCGGGAGTTATATCAGATTATATGTTGACCGAGCTTAGATGAGTAAATTCCAAGCATATCAGGCTAGCTTTACTGGCGGGGAAATGGACCCCCTACTCCGTGGTCGTACTGATTTGCAACAATACTATAATACTGTGGCTACCGCTGATAATGTTTTGTTTGAGCCTCAAGGTGGTTTTAGTCGCCGTCCGGGTTTACGTTTTCTACAAGATATCACCGCTGACAATGCGGCTAATGGTGTTCTGCTTATACCCTTTGAGTTTAGCACAGCGCAGAACTTTATGATTGTAGCAACTAGATTTGCTAATACAACTATCCGTTTTCGCTTCTACGCTAATCAAGTTTTGCTTACTAATATTAACGGGTCGGGAAATAGTTACGTCGATTTTAATGTTGGCACACTATACATAGAAACCGCGATTGATATGGATAAGGTTTATTTCACGCAATCGGCTGATACTCTTATTGTTGTCAATGAAGCTTTTGCTCCTTTTAAAATTGTGCGCGGGGCTAATAATACAACTTGGACTGTCTCAACGCTTTCTGTAGGCAATGATAATTTTGTAGCGCCTAAAACTCGTTTTGGTGGTGTTAACGGAACCTCAATTTCAGACATAACGCCCTCGGCGGTCACAGGTGCGATAACTATTACAGCCGCTAGTTCTGTTTTTGATGTGTCGTTCATTGACCAATTTGTTGTAGCTGGTGATGGTTTTGGTCGAGCCAAAATAGTTAGTATCCGTTCTGGAACTGTTGCAAATGCTGTAGTGGAAATACCGTTTCATAACACAGAAACTATTCCAGCAAATGAATATATAGTTGAATTTGGATATGAGGACGCTTGGAGTAGCACTAGAGGATGGCCCCGAACGTGTACTTTCCACGAAGGTCGCTTGTACTTTGGTGGCAGTGCTTCTGAACCCGCAACACTGTTCGGTTCTAGGGTTGGAGACTTTTTTAATTTCAAACCAACCGAAGGTTTAGACGATGAAGCTATAAAAGTTACGCTTTCAACGGACAGTGTAAACGCGATAACGGCTCTACGCTCTGGGCGTGACCTACAAATATTCACCACAGGTGCAGAGTTTTTTATTCCGCAAGCTGACCTATCTCCTATTACACCGTCAAACATAACCGTTAAGTCTGCAACCCGGCGTGGCTCTAAGCTAGGTATTCGGCCCCAAGCTGCTGAAGGTGGCACGTTGTTTATTCAGCGTCAGGGTAAAGCATTACGCGAAATGCTCTTTAGCGATGTAGAACTAAGCTATGTGGCTAACAATGTGTCGTTGCTAAATTCACACTTGTTGCTCGATCCTCAACGTATGGCTCTTAGAAGCGCCACAGATACGACTGAGGGTGACTTGTTAATGATTGTTAACGGAACAGACCCAACGGGCTACAGGGCGTCCTCTGTGGGTCTAACAGGAACTATAGCGGCTTATATGTTGAATAGACCACAACAGATCGTGGCCCCGGCTGTATGGACTACGGACGGTGATTTTGTAGATATAGGCGTGGATCTTGATACAATTTACACTGTCGTCAAAAGAACTATTGGCGGTTCTGCTAAATATTACCTCGAAGTGTTTGACGATGACCGTACAACAGATAGCGCACTACAATATTTTTCTGGTGCAGTAAGTCCGGACCAATCGTTGCCGGGAAGCACCACAGCCGGGAGCCTATCGCATCTTGAGGCTAAGACTGTCAAAGTAGTGCGCGACGACATTGTAGATACAGACAGAACGGTAAGCTCTGGCAATGTTACCTTAAATGGAACGGCGTCTAGTTATGTAGAGGTAGGTTTAGATTTTAGCGTTGAGGTAACGACACAGCCTGTTGAGTTACGGTTATCTACGGGTTCTATGCAATCAACTAAGCGACGTATTCTAGAAGCTTCTCCAATTTTATTTCTTACACAAAACGTAACCGTGGAAGGTAAAGAAGTACCAACACAAACCACCCTATCGGGTGCGGGTGGCGTTACGGCGTTTTCTGGGGTCAAGACAGTAGATGGATTACCCGGCTTTTCTTTAGAAGGTCAGGTAACTATTTCACAAGACAAACCATTATTTATGACAGTTTTAGCATTAGATTATAAAGTGAGTAGCGGAGCATGAGCGCAGCATTTTTACAAATAGCGGGTGCAGCATTAAGCGGTATGGCGCAAATTCGACAAGCACAAGCACAGGCTGTGCAATACGAAATGAAAGCCCGTAACGAGGTTATTCAAGCTCGAACGGATGCGGTCAATTACAAGGTAGAGGGTAACGAGCGCATGAGGGAACTTCTTACTGCTATGAGTAGTTCCGTAGCAAATGCAGCGGCTGGTGGACTAGATCCTTACGGTGCGATGGAAACCAAAGACCTAATCAATATGAACTCTATGAAAGTGGCGGGTATGGATATTCGCAAGCTTAATCTCAATGCAGAGATGGCAATTCTGCGCGGTGAGTCTAACGCACAACAAGCTAGGCTAGCTGGCAAGGCGGGTGTTAGATTTGCTACGCTTTCAGCGGCGGCTAATGTGGCAACAACAGGCGGTCAAATTATGGCGACGTCTGGAAGTCCAATTCCACCTAGCAACTTGGCGGCAATAAGCTAATGGTTGAGAGCGTAAGATATCAAGGGCGGCGGGTAGCACTTCAAATACCTGAAGCCAGAGCCTATGAAGCTGAAGCCACAGCAC